ACTTTGGGTCGTAAAATCATGCCCGGTGATGTGCTAGAATTACCTCACTTAAAAGATGAATACGCATTAGACAATCACTATGTTGCTCTTAAAAGATTTTATGTTGTGCAAGATGTTACCCGTCCTGCAAATGGTTTTAGTCAAACTTGGTATCCACACCTAGTTCGTGCCAAATGCGTACCGTTGATTGACAGTCAAGAATTCAGTCAAATATTTGCACAGGATGCAGGCAACGGTGACGGAACTACACTTAAAGATTTACTCAGTACCTACAATCAAAGTATACAGATCAATGATCAGATTATTACACAGGCCGCATTAGACGCTCCTGTCAGCGGATATGATACAAATCAATTCTTTGTTATACCTGTGTCAACTGGTACCGGCTTAGTAAGTTATGCGGCTGCCAGTGATGTTACAGATGATGCCAGTATAGATACCATGGATGCTAGTATGGTATTGAACACTCCTAATGGTCAAGTTTACGTAGGATACGGATCAGGTAATACTATACCTAAGAATGGTGTGGCATTTGGATCAGGAACACAATTTCCTACAGATCCTAGTATAGGTCAATATTATCTACGAGTTGATTACTTACCTAATGTCTTGTATAGATTTGATGGTACTAAGTGGATCATGCATGAACAAAATGTACGCATGACTATGAATCAGTTTGGTGCACATGATGTTAGTACTGGAACTTTCTTTGGCTCACAAATACGACAAACACAAAAGACCAGTTTCATTAACAATACTACAACTGCTACCATCAATGGTCGACTTGTTGTGGAGAAACAGGCATTGAACACAGCATTAAAACCCAAGGCGGATAATTAAAATGGATTATTTTTACAGCGGTCAAGTACGCAGATACTTAACTCAGTACATGCGACTGATGAGTAATTTTTCCTGGAAAGACAGCACAGGAAAGTTAAATCAAATACCAGTGATGTATGGTGATCCTAGTCGTCAAGCCAGTGCGCTATTGAAAAAGAATTCAGAGAATGTTATGCCCACAGCACCATTCATTGCTTGTTACATTAAAGGTCTAGACTATGATCAAACCAGACTACAAGATCCTACTTTTGTTAGTAAAGTGCAAATACGTGAAAGAGAATTTGATGAAGACACAGGTCAATATCTAAACACACAAGGTCTAGGTTATACTATAGAACGTATTATGCCCAGCCCCTACAAGTTGACATTCATGGCAGACTTGTGGACTACAAACACTGAACAGAAATTACAAATATTTGAACAGATTGCTTACTTGTTTAATCCCTCATTAGAACTTCAAACCACTGATAATTTTGTTGATTGGACCAGCCTAACTGTGCTACAACTTGAAAGTACAAATTGGACCAGCCGACAAATACCCCAAGGTGTAGATCAGAATATAGACATAATGAATATGACATTTACAACGCCTATATGGATCACTCCTCCTGCCAAGGTTATGAAGATGGGTGTTATTACAAAAATCATTGCCAATGTATTTGCTGATCAACAAGGCACAATTATGGCAGATTACAATGACGACAATGCTGTGTATACTGGATTAGGTAACCTAGTCGAAACTGTAGTAGTTACACCTGGTAATTTTGAATTAATGGTATTAGATGGTGTGGCTGGTTTGTTGACCAATGAAATAGACACAGCCGCAGGTGATACAACAATGCCCGGTAATACAGTATCATGGCGTAAACTATTAGACTTATATCCTGGTCAATTCCGTGCAAATATCAGTCAGTTGAGATTGGCAAAACCCAACGGCAATGAAATTGTTGCGTACATTAGTTTAGATCCGTTGGATGAGCGTAGAATGTTGCTGACGTTTGACACTGATACTATACCTGCTAATAATGCATTACTTAATCGACCACTAGGTACTGTTGATGCAATTATAAATCCTGAAACATTTAATCCAGGCACACCTGTGACTAATGTTACATATCTAATCTTAGAAAATATTAATGCTGTAGCCGAATACGGTCAACCTGGTTATAGTGGTCCTGCGGCATGGAAGAACGCTGATCACAGTGATTTCCAAGCGTCGGCTAACGATATTATACAGTGGGATGGGGTACAATGGAATATCATATTCAATTCTGCCGATGTAGTCGATGTTACCTATATAACTAATTCATATACAGGTATACAATACAAGTGGGACGGGCATCAGTGGTCAAAGAGCTTTGAAGGCATCTACCCAGCATTAGGATGGCGTCTTGTGTTATGATAAACAATGAACGCTAAATCTACATCAACTCAACAAATCATTTGCAGTGGAGGCTTATTCCTAGCTCGAGATACTCGCAGATTTTTGTTCTTACTACGCACTCAAGGCAAGACTGCAGGCACCTGGGGACTAGTAGGTGGTCGCAAAGAGCCAACCGATGCCACAGCATTTGAAGCACTGAGTCGTGAGATCCAAGAAGAAGTAGGTAACACACCTAAGATTAAAAAAATAGTTCCTTTAGAACTGTTTACTAGCAATGATCAAAATTTTCAATACAACACCTATGTGTTGATGATTGATCGTGAATTTATTCCTACACTGAATGAGGAACACAGTGGCTATGCTTGGTCAGGATTTGATCAATGGCCCAAACCTTTGCATCAGGGTGTTAAGAACAGTTTTAACAATCGTGCTGTTCGTGCTAAACTAGAATTGTTACTAGATTTGATTGATTAACTTTTCCAAAATAGAGGTCTTGCGTACAGTTCTCTAATATTGTTAGGAATAACCCATCTAGTGTTTTTTCTTTCTAATTTTCCATTTACTTTATGCAATTCATGGTTGTTGTATACCGAATCAATATTTTCAAAAGAAATATCTAGATTTGTAAAATCATGTTCAAAATAATCCTGTCCTAACCTATTGTATAAATTCTTAATGCAAGATTTTGGGTTAAGAATAAGTTCATCATAATCAACAAATATTAAAAAATCTCGATACAAATCATTTTGAAAATAAAACTGACAATTATCGTAAAGAGAAATAATCTGTGTCTCAAATAAACTATGGGCTCTACTGTAGGGATTATCTACTACATCTTTATTCGGTGAAAAGTAAGAAGGTGTTACTATGCATTTATTTTGATAGTGTGTTTCATATGAATTTAAGATACTGGGAATATCTCTTACACAACAAATAATTTTAGTCTCAGGCATGAGATTTTTTAATAGCCCAGAAAATCCGACCCAGCCCCTATTGGTATCAAAAATTATTTCTTGAGGTTTATCTAAATGATAACCTTCTATAATTTTAGTGAATACATTTCTAGACTGCTCATAGGTCATCCGCTGTATTCCAGTTTCTATGTCACTGTTTTGAGTAACCATTTTAAGTATGTTAAAAAGGTTTGTAGTCATGCCCGCATAGAATCGGGGATTTTGTTTGAGTACTGCAGAAAGCACGGTACTGCCCGACCTAGGCATACCAGATATAAAAAAATATGGTTTCAAATTGCTAACAATGTCCAAGATAAAGAGGGTTCATCCCAAGTGTATACTTTTTCATCTGCTGGATAAGGTATTGGGGCAATCCATATGCATAGGTCTTCATTCAGCACCCATGATGCAAATGGCTTTGGAGGTATAAATGCATCTCGTACAGGGTCGTAACTATAACCAATACTTGCATAATTTTTACGAATTCGGCGGTTATATGAAGTTTGTTTCCACTGTGTATAACCACCCGACCATTCAGTTAAAAATGCAATTCCCTTGTCTTCGCTCTCAACACCATTATCTAACAGTTCATTGTTATTTACTGAATGTACTTCAAGTACAATATTATTCTGATCTAACTTTGCAAAATAAGCCATTTCTATTATCAATCCTTAGAATGTAATCGAACCGTTGCCAGTCCATTTATAAACATAATTGCTACCAGTGGTGATCACTGTAGGTGTTCCTGTTGTATTAGAGGGAGCTCCAATATAGGTTGGGTAACTTAAAATTACAACTCCAGTTCCGCCGTTGCCGGATAGATTAGATCCTGTATAAGCTCCAGCACCACCACCACCTGAACCTGTATAGGCTGCTCCGTTAGTGGCTGCTGTAGTGCCGTAATAGTTTCCATTACCTCCAACACTTGAACCACCTGACTTGACGCTACAGTTAGCTGAACCTCCGCCTCCACCGGCATAATAAAGTGCTGATCCAGTGATTGAAGACTGCACTCCTGCACCGCCTTGACCTCCTGCATTAGTTCCTGGACCACTGCCATATACACCAGCACTGCCTGCCCCACCGCCGCCGCCGCCAACTGTTAGGTCACCACTGCCTCCTCCACCATTGAATCCTTGCCCCGATGTGCCTGTGCCGGGACTGACATTTGAATAATAACTTCCACCGCCAGATCCACCATTGTATAAGCTCGAGCATACTGTTCCGCCTGTGCCCATACCACCTCCACCGCCAGTAGATGTAATACTTACACTACCTCCGATAATAGAACTATTATTACCACGAACCGCTGAGAATCCGCTTG